GAGATTGCCAAGCTCCGCGCATTACAGGGGTGGGTCCGTGACGTTCGATGAAGCGTTTAACCTATTGCTGCTGCACGAAGGCGGCTTTAGCGATCACGCTGCTGATCCTGGCGGCAAGACCAAGTACGGCATCACTGAGGCCGTAGCCCGAGAAGAAGGCTATCACGGCGATATGAAGCGATTGCCGCTGACGACAGCACATCGTATCTATCGCAAGAACTATTGGGATGCCATGCGGCTCGATCAGTGCCCGCCCGAAGTACGGTTCGATTTATTTGACGCGGCGGTCAACTCTGGTGTGCGACAAGCTACACGTTGGGCGCAGCGTATCCTCTCACTTAAAGACGACGGAATCTTAGGCGCACTCACCGTACAGGCGCTTAACACCTGTAACCGTCAAAAATTTCTTGCTAAATTCAATGGTCAGCGCCTATTCTTTATGACAAGTCTACCCGGCTGGGCATCTTTTAGCCGTGGATGGGCGAGGCGAATCGCAGAGAATCTAATGCGATAAAGGGGGTAGGAATGCGCTCTGACGGTATCCCGGCGAGTTTCCAGCTTGCGGGGCACACGATTAAAGTCAGGGTGGTTCCGCCGTCAAAGTGGCGACATGGCAAAGACTGCATCGGCATCTGGCTGCCAGAACATTACCGAATTGACATCTTGAGTACTGTCAAAGGCTCTCATCGGCAACAAACTTTCTGCCATGAGGCTATCCATGCCATTTTGGACGTTGCTGGACACGAGGACTTGTCTCGTCAAGAGGCGCTCGTGGACAGATTGGGCCACCTCCTGCAACAAATGTTAACGACAATGGAGTAGGTTGTGGCAGCTAGAAAAGCAACAGACGAAGAGATACTAGACGCGTTAAAGAAAGCCAACGGTATACGGGCAGTCGCCGCAAGGGCGCTGAAGATCAACGTCCGAACCTTGCAATTTAGGCTTGATAACTTCAAAGCACGCGGCGTTGCGATCCCTGAATCGTCCTACGACGGTTATCCTACCCAAGAAGTCTACAAAGACTTTGAATTCACGCCGATTCCAGACGATGACGTACCCATCGAGGAACTCATCGCCCAGCGTAAGCGCAAGTTTAGCCATAAGCGCGAACACGAAGAGGCCAGCAAACTTATAACGGTCCGCGTTAAGCTCAACGGACCTATCGGTATCCTGCACTTTGGCGACCCGCACGTTGACGACGACGGGTGCGACATCGAGGCCATTGAGCGTCACACGGCCCTCGTCAACAACACTAAGGGCATGTTCGCAGCCAATGTTGGAGACACGACCAACAACTGGTGCGGACGCCTTGCACGGCTTTACGCTGACCAAGCGACCTCTGCCTCACAAGCTTGGCGATTGGCCGAATGGTTCGTCAATCGTTGCACTTGGCTGTACATGATCGGCGGTAACCACGACCTTTGGTCAGGCTCAGGCGACCCGCTGAAATGGATAGCGCGACAGCAGAATGCGCTCTACAAGGCGTCTGAGGCGCGTATTGCGTTACGGTTCCCGAACGGGCGTGAAGTGCGCGTCAATGCGCGGCACGATCACTCAGGTTCGTCGATATGGAACCCGGCGCACGGACCGATGAAGGCCGCGATTATGGGAACCCGCGACCACGTTTACATCGCGGGTCACAAGCACGAGTCGGCGTACAGCGTCCTCAAAGACCCCATCAGCGGCATTGCCATGCACGCGGTCAAGGTGAGCAGCTACAAGATTTACGACCGCTACGCCAAGGAGCGAGGGTTCCGCGACAACACCCTCTCGCCGTGTTGTGTGACGACGATTAACCCGCTACTCCCTGAAACTCATCCAGACTTGGTGAAGGTGTGGTGGGAGCCGGAGGAAGGCGCGGACTATCTAAACCATTTGCGGAGCAAGCTTGCCTAAAGAGTTCGCGTTCGCGCTTGGCGCGTAGGGCGCAATACCGCTGGTGCAGTCGGTTTACGATTGTCCAGCGGCGCTTGCCGTCAATCTCTTCGTTGAGAGCGGTTAAAACTTCGTCCTCGGTAAAGGACGAGATGGCTTCGTTCAGTTGTTTCCAGTTCATGCCAGAACTGTAAAACTTTATTTGGTACGTTGCAAGTAAAGCGTTTGCAGGGCGACGACCGTTTCCTCGGCGTCCCGACCCTCGTACCACTCGCCCTTTGGCTCAAATATCGCCTGAAACCGCTTTTGGCCCTCTGAGAGCCGTCCTTGCTTCGACTTGACCTCTACCCAGCAGGTATAGGCCAAACCGTCCATTAGAGGCTTTACGGCCAATATATCGGGTATGTCGTGTCCGACCGACCCAAAGTCGATCACCTCAAACCCTGCTTTGCGCAGGGCTGAGACGATCTCGGTATGGTTCAAATCACGACGTTTGGCGTAGCGCATTACTTCCGTTGGCGGATCAACCTTTCAGCGTCTGCGCTGAATTCAAACCCGTCTACCGGGTAAGAATACATCGAGCCGTCGTTCCACAACACAAACATCTGGCCGTTGACGTAAGCGTAGCAGCCGAAAATGCCGATCTCACCGCCGTTGCCCGTTGTGTAAACGAGATGCTGGCCGTCCTTGCACTCGCTTTTAATCAGCGTAAAGACGATCTGCCCTTGGTCTTTGTTGCGCATCGTCCCGAGAATCGTCACCTCTTGGGCTGTTGCTACTGTCGTCAACGCCGCCATCGCGGCAATCCATAGACTTTTCATCACACACCTCCCGTTCGAGCTTTGAGTCGTTGAACACCTTTCTCGCCATAAACTTCGCGGATAAACGACACGAGAGACGGGTCGCCAAGTATGTCACCGGGTGGCATAGAGCGAACGATCTCGCCGACTTTATCCTTGAGCCATTCGCGGTTGTCCTGCCCGAACGGGGCTAGGTCTACCGTGTACCGCGCCCACAGGGCTTCCGCGAGTCGCAGTTTTCCAATTGGGGTAATGACGACTTCCTGCCAAGTCTTCGATGACCGGGCTACGTCAGCCTCAAGGCGGGCTTGTTCGAGGGCGACTTGTTTGTCTGTTTTAACCGGCTTCTCGCCAGGTTGAGGCAGGGCTTTCTTGAGGTCGAACAGCCCTTGCCACTGATTGCTGATGCTCTGGTCTACAACTTCAGCCTGATCTTTACCGTATCTAGCCAGCTTCAACTTCATCGCGTTTTCGCTTGCAGGCTTGATCGGTTTCTTGATTGCAGTTCGATAGGCTTTCCATCTCTCCCATGCCTCTGTATCTAGTTCTTGCATCTCTTACCCCCGATGACTGATGGTGAATTCTGCACGGTACACAGGGATTACGCCTGTAGTAACTCGTGCAGAGATTGATGACTGACGGAGCCATCCTGCTGTCGGCGACTTTTGACGCTTTCGCGTTGCCATTCACGCTTCCCGACTACACGCCGCGTGCCCACAGGCTGGCTGCCCCGGTGTGGGTTTAAGTTCGATCTGCGCGTAGTTTCCCCGACCAGATCGAACCGAGCGTGTAAGGTAGGTTGACAAACCCAGAACGGGCGGTCACTATTCTGACACGCGAATCTCGTAACTTCAGCGTATGGCAACCAGATTGCCACGTCAAGCCCCCGACCGTCCCCCGTTCGGGGGTTTTTCGTTTTCACGGCTGGCGCTCGTTCACGACAAATTTATTTTTCGTCATCTTTTGAATTTGGTATTGCCGCAAGAGCGGTATCCCGCCGTCTTTCCACTGGTAAATGGCCTGCGGATATATGTCGAGCGCCTTTGCCATTGCCTTGACGCTGCCGAAATGTTTGATGACCGTTTCTAGTTTCATGGCGGCAGTATGGGCCATAAAAGATTTCTTGACAAGTTTACTGGAAAGCGTACTATCGACTGCGGGGATTGGCCCCACAGGAGAAAAACATGACCTTTCAAGAAGACGAACGGCAGTATGGCCGCGACCTACAGGAACTGACCGAGGCGCAGCTTGCCGCAGAACAGCGTATCCACGCGTTCCAATGCACTCTCAACGAAATGATGGAAGCCGAAGCGAAGCAAGACGCTTTGCTGCGTCAGGCTATTGACGACATCCGAAAGGCACTTGATGGCCTTGGGAGAAACACATGAAGGTTTACGAAAAGATTGCTGCCATTACGGCAGAACTCAGCAAGATCGGCATTAGCAAAGACAGCAAGAACCAGTCGCAGGGCTATGCCTTCCGTGGCATCGACCAGGTGTACGGTGCGCTCTCGCCGCTTCTTGCCAAGCACGGCCTCTGCATCTTGCCGCGTGTCAAAGACCGCGAGGTTATCGAAAGGCAGAACCGCCAGGGCACGGCGCTTTTCTACGTCACCCTCACCGTAGAGTTTGACTTTGTGGCCGCTGAAGACGGCAGCAAGCACACGGTCGTGACGGTCGGCGAGGCGATGGACTCTGGCGACAAGGCCAGCAACAAGGCGATGTCTGCGGCTTACAAATACGCCGCGTTTCAGACTTTCTGTATCCCGACGGAGGGCGACAATGATGCGGACTCTACGACTCACGAGGTGGCTGCTGCGGCGACTGATCCGGGCATTGAGACGGCCATTGACCTCTGCAATACGGTCGAAGACTTAAACAACCTTTGGAAGTCGATCAGCGAAGCCGAGCGCAAAACCCATACGACGCTATTTAGTAAACGCAAGAAGGCGCTTGCATGAGCGGCGCTTACTACGCACAGATGACGGATGGCGAGTTGGTGGGGCACGTTATGGCCCTCGCCGATGATGCCAGCGAAATCTCACAGGCTTTGGCGATGCGCTTACGGGTGCAGAACAAACTGCGTAGTGATTCGGAGATGCGAGAGCGACTCGCACAAGAGCGTATCTACAAACTGGAGCGAGAGATACGCGAACTCAAACAAATACTGGAGAGCGAATAATGGAACAGCGTTCCGACGATTGGTTCAAGGCACGGCTAGGTAAGGTCACGGCCTCTCGTGTCGCCGATGTGGTCGCCAAGACCCGCAACGGGTATGGCGCAAGTCGAGCGAATTACATGGCTGAACTTGTGGTCGAAAGGCTCACGGGTAAACCCACGGAAGGGTTCTCCAATGCAGCAATGCAGTGGGGGACGGAGCAGGAACCGTTTGCCCGTGATGCTTACGCAGCGCGGTACGGTGAACTTGTGACTGAGGTGGGATTCGTTGACCACCCGAAGATCGCCATGTCTGGTGCGTCACCCGATGGTCTGGTCGGTGCAACAGGCTTGGTTGAGATCAAGTGTCCGAACACGGCAAACCATATCGAGTATTTACTGAGCCGTGAGCCGCCGCAGAAGTGGCTGTATCAGATGCAGTGGCAAATGGCCTGCACTGAGCGCGATTGGTGCGATTGGGTGTCCTTTGACAGCCGTATGCCCGAATCGTTGCAGCTTGTGATCGTGCGCATCCCGCGTGACGACGACACGATTGCGATGCTCGAAGCAGAGATTCAGATTTTCTTGGATGAACTCAACAGCAAGGTCAAAGCCTTGGAGGAACTGAAAAATGGATAAGCCGTATGTGATGGCCGTGAACAGCGGCAACCTCTTTGCTAATGACAAGGGCGAGAATCCTGCGCGACCCGATTTTACGGGCGAGGCGAACGTCGATGGCATCGTGTATCGCGTGTCGCTTTGGAAGAAAACGGCAAAGACGGGCAAGACGTACTTGTCGCTGTCGTTCCAAAAGAAGGACGCACCCCGTTCTGCGCCACAGAACACTCGTCCTGCGGCAAAAGCCGTGAACGATGAGCCGTTCCACGACGATGAAAAGCTGCCGTTTTGATGATTAGCGAAGACCGCGCAGAAAAGGCACTACGCTTTCTCGTTGAGACCGACGAGCCGTGCGCGATGGCAAAGGGCGAGGTCGAGCGTACTGAGTTTGCTTACAAGCGAACACGGGAAGCCGTCTTCACCCATTCCGAAGGCACGGTGGCAGAGCGTCAAGCTGCGGCAGCGCAGCACAAGACGACACTGGCCGCACACGATGAGTACGTCAAAGCCTTGCAGACGTACTCGCACATGGCGAACAAGCGTGACACCGAACGGATTGTCTTAGACGTTTATCGGACTATTTCAGCCAACAAACGCATGGGGAACGTATGACACAGACAGACGCGATTAGGGCGCATCTGCTGACGGGTGCGCATCTCACACCACTTGAAGCTTTGGACCGCTATGGATGCTTCCGGCTTGCCGCACGCATTGACGAATTGCGCAAAGAAGGCTTGGACATTGAAACCGTGACT